TTGGAACTCATCAGTAAATATTCTGTATCCCTTGTATCCCACTTTTGATAGGTTTGTTGCGATGGCAAATGCCATATTTCTAATCGGTGAAAATCTACCCTTTTTATTTCTTGGGACAATTCCTTTGGCTCTAATCCATTTTTCAATAGGTTCTATTGGTGGTCTTCTACTTGGTTTAGAACCATCACCAAATACATAATCAACCCCATAATCTTCCATTAGAATATCTATTTCCCCGTCTCTAATAACATAAGATACTGAATTGTATAAAGTTCCTGTAGCCTTAAAGTTATATGGACTTTTAGGTTTAGGCATATTTCCAATCTTGGTGTATCTTGGTTTTGGGGTAAGGATTAGTTCCTTTACCTGTTTAACCAAATATTCACCAATAAGGTTTAATAGTTCTTCTTCCATATTGATTAAAGGGAATGTGTCTTAAACACATTCCCGTTTCAAGTTGTTTATACTATTCTAATTCTTAACGCTCCTGCGTTATGATATACCTGTCCCAATACAACACCACCTGCTGCTGCTGCGGCATCATTAGCGAAATCTAATGCTGCGTAGTTGAATACTACAAGGTTTTCCACAAATGTAGCACCTGATGTTGTAGCGGTTCGGGTATTAGTCCCCAACATTACAACATTACTTAAATTATTTATGGTGCTATTATTACCACCAATAATCGCTGATTTACCCGATGTTCCGCTTATTGTATTTGTTGTTCCACCTATTATTGAATTGTGTGTTCCTGATGCGGTTATTCGGTGTCCTTCACCAACAAAAATACCTTGTGCTGAGCCCGCACCTGTAATATCATTATCATAACCCGACAGAACTGCTGAATAAGATGATGATGTATTATTTAATGTTCCATAATTAAATGTATATGTTCCAGTATTGGTATTATTATCACCAAAGGTAAAACTATTAGCACCACTACTAGTTGTGTAAGCACCCATAGCGAATGACCTGGTTCCAGATACTCCTACTTGTTCCCCCCAAGAAAAACTTTCTAATCCTGTGGAAGAACCATTATTACCCCATCTAAACGCTCTTTCAGCATTACCCATACTATTATATCCACCTATAACCCAACAGCCTAAACCACCAGCACTATTACCCGTTCCCCAAACAAGATTACCAATAGCACTACCTGCGAAACTTGATGCGGTATTATCATTTCCAAAAATTAAATATCTACCAGGTCCAGTTATGGTATTATTACTACCATTTACTATTGAACCATTTTGTGCGACCCCTATTGTATTTGGTGTTATTGTGTTTATTTGTATTACTTTACCAAGTAATCGCAGATTTTCAACAAAAGTAGTTCCTGATGTATTCCCTGATGATGCTGGATAATAAGATGGAATAATACTATTTGTAGCAGTTCCTGCTTGCCATACACCTACAGGAACACTAATAATGATATTTGCTTGTCCTGTTCCCCCACTTGTAATTGTCGCACCTGATACAAAGTTTAAGATTGTTGCTCCTGATACAACCAAAGTTCCACCCGAATAAACATCGTTAGATTGTCCTGATGTTCCGCTCGTTCCGTTAGAACCTGCGGCACCATTAGTTCCTGAAGTTCCGTCAGTTCCCGATGTTCCGTTTATACCTGAAGTCCCTGATGTGCCGCTCGTTCCTGAAGTTCCTGCGATTGATAATTCACCCCAATTTGCGTTTATATCAGGTGGGTTCTGTCCTATTGAAATGGTTGTTAAAGCCACCCAAGATGACCCGTTGTAAAACACAACATCATTTTCATAATAAGTTATGTTGTTCTGCCAACCACCCTGATAGTTAAATCCTAATCCCGATGTTCCACTAGTTCCTGATGTGCCAGAAGTCCCCGATGTGCCACTAGTTCCTGACGCACCTGAAAACAAAGTTTCCTTTGTTATTTTGTATGTTGTTGTTTCACCTGAATTATTACCAGGAAAATAAAACCCTTCGGTATTCCCCGTCCATTCTGGTAATTGTGATATTGTTAAATTACTCATTTTATTTTTTATTTAATATTTTTTTATGGTTGTTGTTGATATAAGATTTGGTCGCCACCTTCAGTTGTAAATATTGAACCATTTTGGAACAATAAGAAGAACTGCTCTTGGATAAACGCAGGAATACAAGCCGTCTGTTCTGCCGTGATTGTTATGGTTGCTTCAACCCCACAAACATCTTCCTTGAACTTATCAACGAAGGGTGTGTAATTGACTGCCGTTGTTAAAAAGAAATCATAACCCGTAAGTTGATTTGTAAAGTAAGCGTAAAAATCAGTTAGAATAACTTGGCATAAAGACAAACTATCCAACTGGTTAGAATTGATTGGGTCTCCATCAACATATTCATTCTGTAAATCATAGATAAGAACACTAAAGTTAAAATTAGAATAAGTCCTTTCTATTAGTGATGGTTGTGGAACAAAGTGTATAGCGGGGTATTCCGTGATATAGTTGTCCCTTGAATAATCCGCTAGATTACCCCAACTGAAAGTTCGTAATATTGGGTGTTGTGCCGTGAATACTGCGAATATTTGTATAATATCTTTTATAGTCATTATTGTATTGTTTTTTGGTTTTTCTGGTTTTCTTTATGTGCCTTATCTAACCTATATGATAAATATGATAAGACCTCAAACAATTCCAATTTAAGAACGGGATTTACTTTTAAGATGTCGTCTTGAGCGCACAACATAAGTGATTGGTAATAAAAATCTACTACGGATTGTTGGACTTCTTGTGGCGTAGTATCTTTGTTTTTGCTTTGTCTTTTTTGTTGTTCTCTATCGTTTTCGTCTCCATATATGATAGGGAAGCTTTTGTAAGTTCTTGAACGAAAGTTGTTAAAAAAAAAAGGCTGCTAAATAACCAAGTTATAGGAAAGTGCTTAAAGTCATTTTGACGAGCATTACATTCGTCCATAGAATAAGGGATTAGTTCCCTTTCTTCCCCAATCTTATCGTTGGATAATGGTTTGTATAAATGGGTTGCCAGTTTAACCAAATCCAAAGGACTTTCAGCCATAAACACTTCAAGGTTTATCCATTCTTCATAACTGATTTGTGATGGTTTAATTAGACCATATTTCTTACCCTTGAAATCCACTACTAGTTGTAGGGGTGTTGTATCTGTATTAGACCATTCAGTCATCAACATCTTTGCCACAAACGATACTTGTGCGAAGGGTGCTTGTTTCACTTCTTCAAGTGGTGCTCCCGTCATCATAGTAATCAATTCTGTTGCTTTAATGTCGGGGTTTGTTTTCAGTAATTCATACTGCTCTATACTGATGGGTAATATCCCATATTCCTTTTTACCTAATACTACTTTCATAATGTTTTACTAATATACTTATCATCTTACCTAATGGTTTATTTTCTTTTATTGATAGTTCTTTTAGGGCTCTAAAATATTCACCCTTCATTATTATTGACTTGTAGTCATAATCATAATCCTTTCCTAATCTTTTAATTTTCATAATTACATAAAACTATATTTCACTTTTGGCTTATAGGTCATTTCCGTAATCAAATACCTTGCGGCGTCTAATAAGTGGTCTCTACCTGTTGTCTTACTGGTGATGTTCCCTGACCTGTCCTTGAACCATTTGTAGTTCTTTAGTTCTTCAATCAAGTTAGTTGATGATGCGTCAATCTGTAGTTTATACTTTTTCATTTCGGTTATACCATACAGGACTGAACCTGCTTCCTTCTTTACCCCCCTTGTTCTTGAATAACCACCCTTCTTCAGTTCGTCAATCATACGGGGCTCACTACTATCGGCGATGACCTCAAAGGTCTTCTGTAATCCACCTTCACGCATCTTGAATAATATATCATCACTAGACAATCCCTTTTCATAGAATACTTCCTTCAGGTAGATTACATTATCAGGTTCGTTGATAAGTCCCCATACACACGCACATTCGTCATTAGAATAACCCCAGTCAATTCCTACACCTAACATCTTGGAATATCTTGGTGCTTCTTTAACCACTTCCCAGTTGATAAAGATTGTTTCACGGGGTTTAATCTTTTTACCCAACGCATAAACTTCATACATTTCAGGGTCTATGTCTTTCAACCCTTCAATAGATTTTACAATTCGGTCATCTAAAAAGGGGTTCTGTTTGTAGGTTGAAATGATTAGTTGGTTTTCAGGTCTTTCTTCCAATTCATAAACGAACCAATCTTCACTAGCCGATGGGTTGTAATCTGCGATGATGAACCTACTGGTTCTAATGTCTAACTGAATAAACGCATCTTGACTGACTGATGTAATTTCGTTGATGAATACGATGTCTTGTTTCATACCACGCAACTTACCACTACCATCATCTGCTCCCAAGAACCTAACCATACTACCATTATCAAACCTGTAGATGACTTCACTTTTGTTGAACTGCTCGGGGTTGTATAATCCCATTTGGTTCATTACTTCCTGAAAGTCCAATAGAACAGAATTACGGATTGCTACAAGTGTGTCCCTAACTATCGTAATTGTGGTATTAGGGTTCTGTAGAATGTATAAAATCAAGTAGGATATGGTTTGATATGTCTTACCGCTTCTTGATGAGCCACGAAGGAATATATGTCTTTTACCTTCCTTGACTGCCTTGTCTATATCCAAGTATAATGTTGATACTTTTACTTCCATACGAAAAATGGGATAATCCCCCAGAATACTATAAATATAGTTTATGTTGTAAAAAGATGTATAACAAAAAAACCCTAACCTTTTCGGGTTAGGGTTTCAACAATATAGGACAATCACAATTACTTCTTGGGAAGTCCTTTATTATCTATATGGTCTTGGATTGTTTCTAATCTTTTACCTAATTCGGCGGTGTATCCGTTTTCTACATAATCTACAAGGACTACGGACATTCCCACTAGTTCCTTCATAGTTAAACACTTCCCACAGGAAGTAGCCCAATCAAGAACCAACTTCATACTTGATTGTGATGCGATTTGTCTGTCTTTATTCTGTGCCATAATTTTAATATCTGTCTGCTAAATGTTCTTCATAAGCCGCTCTTTCAGCTTCTTCCTGTCTTTCCCTGTATTTTTCGTATTGGTAGTCATCATCTTCTGCCAAGTCGTTATACATTTCCATTACCCAATCTTGAATTGTCTTTTCCATATCTATTATCTTTTAATTAAGATGTCCGCTCTTTTTTGTGCTAATGACCTGAAAATATCTTTAAGTTGTGATTTGTGATATGATTTTCTTTCTTTTTCAGGTTCATTACCAAACATTATGGTTTTGGTAATATCTACAACAAACCTACCTTTTTTGATTTCAACACATCTGTAAGTTTTTCCACTAACTTTAATATTATCACCATCTAATAATTCTGTGATAATTTCTTCTGTAATAGCTTCAACCAATTCATTTGTCTTGCGGTGTCTATCAATCATATTTTCATTTATGATGTCTAATTGAATATCCATCACTTCGTTTTGGAACTTCAACAACACACCATAGATTAGGAATTGAATGTGTGATGTTGGTGTATCGTAGATTGCTGGTAAGTCAAGACGCAAATTACCACCACTAATACTTAAACAGATACGACTATTTATATTGAACCCTGTGTCTTCACTAATGTAAATGTCCGTGTTGTTAGGATATTTCGGTTGTAGTTTCAATCCTTCATCTTCAAGAGCGACACGGATTTTATCCATAAGGTCTTCTTTTTGTTGTGTGATTGAAGAACGAAGTTTGTTTGACTTTTCGTTGTTGTTTTTGATTTCTGTAATCAAGTTGCTAATTGTGAAGTTTTCCATAGTGTTTATATTTCTTATTCGTTTGTCTTACAAAATTAGGTATTTCTTTTTATACTGCCAAATCTTTTTTTATTTTTTTTTACCCGTGTTCCATATCAACCAAAAAGTCCAAAGGTTTCAATAATGGAACTACTTTGATTTCATCACCAATCCTAACATCAATTTCACCTACACGGGTGTAATGACTGGTAATATCACCCCAACCGCAGAAGTGGTTGTATCTTTCACAAAAATCTTTCTTTTCTGTAATCCAAGCCTTTTGTAGTTCAACCCATTTAGTCATAGTGAATACCAAACAAGCCTCAATTTCTTCACCATCTTTTTCTAATAGGTCAGTTGGTAATACATAAATGTTTTTTCCTGCTGCCCCGATGATTTCCAAGTTGTCGTAAAAATAAGTGATTGTGTTTTCCATAGTGATACAAAATTACGGATAAGTTTTGATACTGCCAAACTATTTTTGATAATATTTGATACTACCCATTTGTCTTTCTAATTGGATAGACCATTCTATCGCTTGAAGGATTACAGATATTCTATACTTCCTTCT